GGCCCGCGAGCGGATGCCAGGAGTCGGATGCGAAGTACAGGACGCCGGCGCGCAGCACATACTCGCAGCGTCCGTGCGGCGTTTCATGACGGATCGGTTCGCCGAAGGACGGGTATTCGGTGGTTCCATCCCACCCTATGACGTGCCCGTTCTGGCTAATCGCGTGGATGTCGATCGCGTGGATCTCGCAGCAGCCCGGGCAAAAATGCTCGATCACGCCAGGCCGCAGCAGTCGCAGCTTGCCTCCAGCGCAAAGGCTCATCGTCATGGCGATGCTCCCCAGGTCACGCCGTGCATGCACAGCTCGTCTTCTTGCTGCCGTCGCGTGACCTGGCCACGGCAGCTCTTGTCGACACGGCAATCCTTGCCGCCGTCGCGGATCCACAGCGTGATCTGCGCGCAGGCCTCGTTGCGGCGGCCGGCGTTGAGCAGCTGCAGAAACGTAGTACCCTTGCACCGATCGACGCCAAGGTTGTACGTGCAGAACGATGCGATGCCAGCCTTCGCGGGCTCGGTGAGCGTGGCGTAGACCTGCGGCGCCACGATGCGCTGCAGCTCGGCAAGCGTGGCCTGCAGCTCCTGCTCGTCGTACTTGTCGCACTCGGCGCGTGTGAAGTTCATGCCCGGGCGCACTGGCTCGCCGTTGATGCGCGTGAGGCCGCGGCAGGCGGTCCATATTTGCTTGCCGTCCTTGTAGGAGTGCAGAACCACAGCCTCGCGCTCATCCAGGTACTGCGACAGGAGCTGCGGCGCCTGTGCGCTAGCGGCGATTAGCGCCAGGACAGCGGCGGACAGCTTGCTCTTGGTGCCGAAGCGCGACAGCCGCGTGCTACCGGGCTTGAAGTCAACAGCCATGGCGCACCTCACGGCCCGCTTTCCAACGGAAATAGAACGCGAACGCCGAAAGGGACACGATGGCCAGGCCACGCATCCAAGCTGGAATGACGTCGCTGAACGGCAGCGACACGCCACCCACCTGGACGAGTGCTTCGCCGCCCGTTAGCACCGCGGCCACGATCGCCGTCTTGCGGCGAACGGCCCAGGCGAGGGCGGACTGCAGCGTCATGGCGCGTCTCCGGGGAACCCCACACGCTCGCGGGCGAGCTTCAGGTGCTGACTCCTGAAATACCAATCGAGCGCAGTGCGCAGCACCAGGCCCAACACCGCCACGACGAGGCCGCCGATGATGCCCGCGATCGTCCACTGGTCCGGCGTGAGTCCCATGTAGCGGGCTGCCGCCGATCCGGCTGCAACGGCACCGCCGCCGTTTTGCAGCAGGGCCGCAGCCTTGATCGCCAAGGCCTCGGTCGCGTGCTCGTGCAGGGTCATTGGCTCCGTCCTCTCTCTCGATTACTGGTGTTCTAAGAATTCGGCCCTCACCTCTAGGCCGAACGTGAAGCAGAGCGGCCCGCATCCGCGGGCCGCGTGCAGCGTCAGGTCGTCGGGTCGATCGCCTGGAAGTAGCCGCCGGGGCCGGTCGGAGGCGTGCCGCCGACATCCACAAACGGCTTGTTGTCGGCAAAACTGACCGTCGTCGCGTTCGCGTCGTACTTCGCGTCAACGGTACCGTCCGAGTTCACGGCCGTAATACGGGCCGCCTTCGCAACGTCGGTGCCTGTGACGAATTGGCCGGACAGGCCGACTTTGGGTGTGATCATGAATTTCCCTTTGCATTGCTGGGCTCACTGAGGCGGAGCCCGTTGGCCTTCGGCGCGCCAAGCTGTGCGACTGCATCAGCTCACCTCGCGCACACGAATACTTGAAGCGGCCACCGCGCCAAACTTGCGCGCGCCGACGACTCCGTTGAAGGTGACGGTGTTGGAGGTCTCGCGGCCCGCGCGGAACCTGAACGTCGTCGCGGCGGTGGAGCCAGACGCCACCTTCACGCTGAAATGCATCACGTACATGCTGCCGACGGTGTTTGCATAGATGGCTGCCGCGCCGAGGGAGTTGGCGCCGGCGTCGCGGAAGATGGCGCCGCAAATGTGCTGCGCCGTCGTCGCGACCGACAGCAGCGCTGTGACTTCGACGATGAGAGTGCTTGCCGCGGACTGCGGCGTGATCGTCACCGTCATGTATTCGTCGCCTTCGGTGATCTGCGGCACCGTGTCGTCGAAAGGCATGGTGGTGGTGCCCGTGGCCACGGCGGTCGTGTCGGTGCTTACCTGTTGAATCACACCCGTGCCGTTCGCGCCGGGATTGCCCGTGGCGCCGGGGTCGCCCTTGTCGCCGTTGCGTGTGAACTCCAGCAGCAAGTCGTCGTTCAGCGCAAAGGGGTTGGCCGAGCTGTAGGCCACGCAGGCCACCGTGATGTTCTTGTAGCCCGAGGGCGAGGCCAGAGCCGACACCGAGAAAATCAGGAACTTGGTAGCGTCGCTCGCCTTCTTGAGCGTGATGAAACCCTTGATCGTGCTGGTGGAGTCGTCGAAGAGGTCCTCCACCGCCGTCCAGTCCGAGCCATCCGAGCCGAGCAGGTCCAGGCGGATGACGGTGGCAAGGTTTTGCGTTGCGTTATTGAGCCGGACGTAACCCGCACCTGGGTCAGCGTCGGTGGTGGTGGTGCTGAACTTCAGCGGAATCGACAATGCCGTGCCGGCGGCCACCGCATTAAGCGACGCAGCCAAAGTGTTCACCTGGGCGATGAACGTATTGAGCTCGGTGACCAATCCCACCTGCGCGAGCGTGGTGGCCTCGGCCTTCGAGTCGAAGGTGGCGGTGTCGTCCGTCTGTGGATCAGGCGGCGTGGGCATCGCGGTGATGGTTTGGGTGATGCTCATGTCAGGCCCTCGATTTCGAGCGTGAAGACGCTGTAGTTAGGCAGGTCGATCACCTTTTCGAAGCGGCGGCAGTAGCCGTAGATGATCAAAGACGAAAACAGATTGCCCGCGCCCACCCACACCAGCGGCGTGGCGCGATAGGTTTCGAGCAGGCGCTTGGTGTCTTCGGCTTTTTCGTTCTTGACCCACAGCGCCACGTTCATGCGCTTGGCATAAGCGCCCTCGATCACCGTGGTGTTGCCGAATTGGTCGGTGCTGCGGTAGCTGTAGTCCAGCATGCCCGACGACGCGCCGTAGCGCGTGCCGCCAACGCGGTAGCGCAGGCCCAGCTTGCACGTGCCGCACATGGCCGTACCGCCGTTCTTGGTGATGGTGATGGTGATGACGTTGGTGGAGATCGGCGGCAGGTTCAGAAACACCGCGGCCGTCTTGAACGCGAAGCGCTCGAAGAAGTAGTCCCACCAGCCTTCGACCACGCGCGTGCGCAACTGGATCGTCTGGTCGTACGTGCTGCCAGCCTGCACGCGGATGGTGTCGGCGTCCACGTTGTCGAAGGCGATACAGTCGACGCGCTCGCCTGGCGTGAGCGTGACGGTGATGGTGCTGCTGTTGGAGCTTGCGGACTCGTTGGCCGCGTCGAACATCGCCCAGCGATTGAGTGGTCCGGCGTCCAACCAGTGGGCCGCGTCGCTCTCGGGTGCCGTGGTGCCGGAGGTGGACACCTGGCACAGGTACTTGCGATGCGTTGAGGCGCGCGAGACGTAGGACGTACCGGCCGTATAGGACGTGCCCGACACCCATGCCGCAGGGTCGCTCGCGGCGGGCTCGGCGATGTTGCTGCTGGTGAGCATCGCCGCGGTGACATCCACCGGCCGGAAGAAGGCGAAGTCGGTTTCGGAACTCATGTGGTGGTCACCAGGGGCGTTCCGTTCGGGTCGTTCTTGACAAAGATGCCGAAGTTGCGCAGCTCGCGGATGTGGCTCATCGTTTCGTGCTGCTTGATGACGGCCTGCTGCGTCGTCGAATGCAGTGCCCGCACCTCGTCGCGAATCGCGCGCAGCTCGCTGGTGGCCGAGTCGCTCTTGGAGCCGAATCCGAAGCGGCTGACCGGCATCCCCGAAGCGTCAAGCGTCCAGCGATTCGCCCAGGCCGAAGGGTTGCCGGTGTGTACCTCAGCCCCCAGCGCAGACGCCAGGCCCAGCATCTGCGAGTGCTCCAGCCCTTTGAGCGGGCCGTAGGCGTCGGCCATGGCCTGCGCAATACGCGCCTCCAGCGCGCGCTGAGCGGTGGCACTGGTGGCCTGCACGCGTGACTGCGATAGGAGCGCCTCGGCCAACGCAGGCAACTGCTCCGCGGCCTTTTGCGCGCCGGAGCCGCCCGACTGTGCGATGGCCGCGAGCGAGAAGAACTGCGCCTCGTTCTGCACCAGGTTCGCGGGCGTGGCCGCCTGCTTCCACTCGCCGCGAATTTTGGCGACCTCATCGCTAATGGACTGCAGCAGCGCCTTCCACTTGTCCTGCATGTCCGACAGCACCGAGCCCATAAAAGACTGCATGGAGCTTTGCGCGCTGCCGGCCGCCTTGTCGATCGCCGACCAGGACTGGAAGTAGGCCTGCTGCCACTGGGTCATGGCGCTGGACGCGTCGGCCAGGCCGGCGGAGGCCTGCTGCGTGGCCTGGTAGAACAGGTCGAAGTTGTCCAGCAGCGTCTCGAACGTGTGCAGACCCGCTTCGCTGTTGATGTCCTTCTCGGCCGACAGCACGGCCGCGCGGTAACCTTCGATGGTGGTCGGCAGCACAACGCCTGCCTTTTCGAAGATTCCCGTGAGCTGCTGCATCTGCGCCGCGACCTTCTCTTGCGGCGTGAAGGCCTTGTCGTAGAAGTTGCCCAGCTTCGCGGTGAGGTTGTCGATGCTGCCGGCATCTGCTACGAGCGCGGACTTCGCGTCGAACGATGCGTTCTTGAGCGCGTCGAACTCCTTGGGCAGCGCGCCGACTGCCGCGCCGAGCTGCTCCACGGTCTGCACCACTCCCAATATCTTGTCGACCATGGTTTGCGCGGCCTCGTCGGACAGGCCCTCGGCATCCACGCCGGCGACGATGTCCGACAGGGTCTTCGGGATCTCGCCGGCCAGCGCCTGCACGGCCTCGATCACGGCCTGCTTGTTGTCGGTGACGAAGTTCTGGAAGATTTCCTTCAGGTCGCCGCTGCGTGCGCTGGAGCTCTCATACAGCGTGCCGGCATAGTTGTCTCCCTTGCCCGTCTCGCCGAAGGTCAGGCCGTTGCTGAAGGTGCCGCCTGCGAACACGCCGCCACGACCTTTGTCGGAGCTTTCATAGCCTCCCTGGTACTGCGTAAGCTTGATCTGGCTGCCAATGCTGTCCAGGAGGGTTTGGATGGTCGCGACCGCGCTGTTGATCGAAGCCTTCGCGCCTTCGGCCGCAGGGTCGCCGCCATTGGGGCCCTCGAGGAACATCGCACCGATGCCGCTGGCCCCCACCATGGACCCGCGGCGCGCGTTGAGCACGTCGGCACCGTTGAAGCTGTAGCCGTATTGGCCGCCGCCGCGCTTCTCGCCGACAAGTCCCAGCTTTTGCAGCACTGCCGCTGCGATCGACGAGCCTGTCAGTATGGCTGCTGTCTTGTCATTGACGCCTAGGGCCTTCAAGATGCCGGTGTTGATCGTCAGGCCGGCGTCGTGCATCGTGTACGCGCCCTGGTTCTCCCACCTATAGCCTGCCTTGTACAGATTGCCGGACGTGATCATGCCGGCCGTGATCGCCGCCCCAATCATCCCTGCGCCCGCCATCCCCCCGCCTGCCGCACCGCCGGCACCAGCTGATGTCCCGTATGCGCCATTCGTCGCCAGCAGTCCGTCAATGCCTGTACCCGTCGCGTTCGCGTACAGAGTTCCCGCAGCGTTCGCTGTCGACATGCCGCCGCCAAGCCATTGGGAGCCGATGGACCAGCCGCTCTTGAGCGCGCTGGCCATGTTCAGGCCGCTGGAGAGCGCGTTGACGCCACCGCTTGCATTGCCAACGACGCCAGGCATTGAGGGCATCCCCATAAAGTTGGCGGCGATGTTCAGGATGAAAGGCCGCACCGTCAGCTGGTACAGCATGTCAATCAACGAGGTCTTCAGCGACTGAGCCAGGCGCTTCCATGTGTCATCGCCCTTTTCGAACAGACTCTGGAAGACCTCTTTGCCGATATCGTCGACCGCGCGCAGGTTCGACTGCATCTCCTGCATTGCTGCGAGTTGCTTCTTCAGGTCTGCGTTCGCGGTCGCGTCGGCTATAGCGAGAGCGCGCGCCTTTTCATCGAGCAAGAGATTCCTGTTGATCTCCTCGATCCGGTTCTTCAGCTCTTGCTCGATGCGCAGGGTTTCGAGTGCCCGCTGCCGCGCCGCGTCGTTCTGGAAAATGCCGAACGTATCCAGGGAGAGCTGCTCGGTCGTGTCCTGCAGCGCCTGCTTCTCGTCGTAATACGAACGCAGCACGCGGTCGCGCTCGTCTGCGCGCGCCTTGTCGAACGCCGCCCATTCGGCTTGCTCATGGAAGACCTGCAGCGCGATCTGCTTGGATTGCTCCAGCTCCTGCTTGCCCTGCTGCAGTTCTAGGTCCGTCGCCTTGTACTTGGCCAGGCGATCCTTCACTTGCTGCTGCTGCGCGGCCGACAGCTTTGAGTTCGCCGTGACGAGGTCGGCAAGGATCTTCGCTTCGAAGCGCTCGCTCTCGCTTAGCTGCCGCCCAACTTCAAGTTCCTTCTGCTCGGCAGCGATCTTCTCGTCGATCTGCTTGATGAACGCGTCCAGTTGCGCCTGAGAGCCGTTGTCCTTTGGAATGGGCTTGAGGTCCTTGACCTGCTTCGGCTTCTCCTGCTCTTCTTTCTGGCTTTGCGCGGAAATCTCTTTGCCGATGCGCTGATACATCGCGAGCTCCTTTTGGAGCCCGGCGATCACTCCGGCCATGCGCTTGGAATTCGCTTCATCACCCTCGGCGCGGGCGCGGTCGAGACGGTTCTGCGCTGCGAGCAGATGGTCGGTCAGCTCGACGATCTTGACGTTGGTCTTGTGCTGGTCATCGCCGGTGAGCAACGTCTGTATGCCGGCGATGATGCCGGCGAACTTGCCGCCTTCCACCGCGGCGTCGGCCATCGCCTTGCTCGCCTTGCCCAGCCCGGCCACCACGTCGCTGGCCATCGAGATCGCCAGCTTCTTGCTTGATGCATCCAGGATGGTCAGGTTGTCATTGAACTCCTCGGCCTGCCTGGCGAAGTCGGTGCTGATGGTCAGCCCCATGCGGCGGGCCTTGAGCATCAAGTCTTCGATCGCCCGCCCGCCGTTGTTCAGGAAGGGGACCATCTCGTCCCCCGCCTTGCCCATCAGCGCGACGGCATAGGCCGTTTTGCTCGCCCCATCCTTCGCTGTGCTGAAGGTGTCCGCCAATTGAACGAGCGCCTTGTCGGCAGTGATCGCATTGCCGTTCGCATCGCGCAGCGACACACCTAAATTTTTGAACGCCTGAACCTTTTCCTTGTCTCCGGCCAACCCTTCGGCGATGCTGACGTTCAGCTTCTTCATCGCGGTCGCGAGCGAGTCCGTCGAGACGTCGCTCAACTTCGCCGCGAACTGAAGTTCGCTGAGCTGCTCCACGGCCACGCCGGTGCGCTGCGACAGCTTGTTTAGCTGGTCGGCCGCCTCTATCGCGTCGTGCACCGTATTCGCAAAGGAAACGGCGGCAGCAGCAGCGCCCAACCCGACCAGCGTGGCCTTGACAGCCGTCGCGCTGACGTGCAGGCCCTGCAGCCCCTGCTTTGCCGACTCGAACGCCGCCCGGGTGTTGTCGACCGCAGTGAGGATGATCTTGGCTTCGGACATCGCTTCAGGCCGCCCTATGCGCCAGCGCGCTTCGCCCACTCCTCGAGGGCCGCGAACTCCATGACCTGAACATCGCAAAAGCGCTCATCACGCCGGCGCGGCGAGATACGCATGCGCCGCATGACGATCTCCACGCCTTCGTAGTCCAAGCCCGTGCGGCGGCTCTCAATGCGATAGCCCATGCCACCGCCCGCAGCCTCGACGCGCACCTTCCACTGCGTTTGCACGCGCATGAACAAGTCCCAGGCCTGGACGTTCTGCGGCCAGAGGTACACCTCCAGTACAGGCTCGATCTCGTCCAGCGGCCGGTCGGGCACGATGCCGGACAGCCGGAACTGTTCTTCGAGATGGGCCAGCTGCCTTGCATGTTCCTCCTCGCTGATCAGGTCGCCGCCGGCCCAGTAGCGCGCGACCTCGTCTAGTTTTTTGCGTGGACCGCGGACTGCATGCGGTACTGCGCAAAGCACAGGCCCGGCATCCCGTTGATCGACAGCAGTGCGGCGAATGCCTCGGCGCAGAAGGGCGCGGGCTGGCCGTCGTCGCCCAGCACCAGGCGCTGCTCGCGCCAGCCGTCCGTGTGCTTCTTGAGGAACTCCGCTGCGGTTTCCGTCTGGTCGCGCAGCGCCTTGTTCATGTCGTCCTCG